GGAACAATACTGATGTTAACACTAGGAACAATAATACTGCTGTTCAAGACAATTTGTTTGGTTCTAGTTCTAGCATTAATTGGAAAGCTCTTTACAAGCTCTTAGAGAGTGAAGTTGAAGAGTTAGCCTTCGATCCTAACGCCCCACAATTCGTAAAAGATTGGGCTACTAAATTAATAGCTAAGCTTAGAACGAAAGTTTCTCCTAGAGATTTACTCTAGTAGAATTCCTCGAGGACAGGCAAAAAGGCAGGGTATTCCCTGCCTTTTTTTTTGGGATACAATCACCTGCAGCCAGGTGTTTCCAGCAGCATCTCCAGGCTGCACCAGCTTCCTGGTTATCACCAGCTCAGTAGTTAAAACCACATTAGGTACTTAGAACAGACCACCACCACGACATCTAGTAGTAGTGACCCCCACCGAACCAATTCGGGGGGTCGCTGTGGGATCGCTTCTAATAGTCAAGTTTTACACAAACGGAAAGTATGATATAACTTTTTTATGGAAAAAACTGAAATACCAACGGAATTACTAAAATACGAATTAAGGAATTTACAACTGAAAGTGTCTGAGGAGTCCCGTTCCTCCTTCCTAACTTTTGTAAAAAAAGTTTGGCCAGAATTTGTTGCAGGTTCACATCACAAAATTATTGCAAAAAAATTTGAAGACATTTCACGTGGAAAGATAAAACGATTAAT